TACGAGAAGCCCGTGGGGCTGCTCGAACTGGTGTGGGCAGCGACGTATCGCGTCGATCCCACGGATCCCAGCGTTCAACGGTAGAAGGGGGGTGAGATCATGGCAGCCTATCACGGCAAGGATGGGGCGGTGTACGTCGGGTCCAACCAGGTCGGCGAGGTCACGGCGTTCTCGTACAACGAGAGCGGCGAGGAACTCGAAGTCGTGGCGATGGGCGACACGAGCAAGCGCTTCCTCACGGGGTTGGTGGATGCGTCGGGGCAGTTCACGGTGAACTACGACGACGGCGACACCGAGCAGGAAGCTCTCGACGTTGGCGACGATGTCGAGTTGCATCTGTACACGCGGGGGCAGGGTTCGTCGCTTCCCGAGCTGACGAGCGTCGGCAACGACGCGAGCGGTCTGGTGAAGATCACGGCGATCGAATACTCCCAGGACACCGGAAGTGCGGTGCAGCGCACCTACAGCTTCCGCAACCAGTTGCTCCGGGCGACGCAGCCTGCGTAGTTCGGAGCTGAGCCACGAGCGACAGGAGGAGAGACGTGGCAACCACCAGAAGGACCGAGCCGGTGCACAACTCCAGGGTGAAGGATCTGCTCACGGGCGCCTTCGATGACCTGGCGGGTGAGGCGGAAGAGATCACGGTCGAGACGAGCCGTGGCCCTTGGACGCTCTACTCGTTCCCGTTGAACACCGAGGAAGTCGCAGCGCTGGCGTCCTTCGGCGAATCGGCCGAAGGCGCCAGCGCCAAGCACAATCTCGAACAGGCGGTCGATCTGCTCGTGCTGCTGGCGCGAGAGCAGGACGGCAAGCGCATGTTCCGCGACGCTGACAAGTCGTGGCTGCTGACGCGCGTCGATCCGAAGCACAACCTCGAAGCTGCGGAGAAGATGTTCGAAGCAGCGGGCAAGTATCTCGACGAGATGCAGGGCCGTGCGGCGGGAAACTCCGAGACCCCTACGTCCGCGCAGTGATGCAAGTCGCGGATCGTAGGGGTGTCGACGAGAGCGAGGTGCTCCGCTGGAGCTTCGTCCGCTTTCTCATGTGGGCGCAGTTCTACGGGGTCGAAGTACCGAAGGGGAGTGAGCTGCGATGACCAACGCGCGCGCATCGTTCGTATTCACCGCCGTCGACAAGACGAAGGCGGCGGCGGATTCCGTGCGGAAGGGCGCGCGGAAGGTCGGCAGCGACTTCGACAAGATGGCGGCGCGTGGCCAGGCTGCGTCTGCGAAGCTCTCGAAGAGCCTGCGCAAGAACGAGCTGGCGCTGTCGCGCATCTCGAAGAAGGCGAAGTCCGTGGGGACCGGGTTCTCCACGAGCCTTACGCTCCCGATCGTCGGGCTCGGCGCGGCGGTGGTGAAGACCGCCGCGCAGTTCGAGTCGGCGATGAAACGAGTGGAAGGGCTTACCGGCGCGGTCGGCAACAACCTGGAGCTGCTGCGCTCGCAGGCGAAGCTCCTGGGTCGCGACACCGCCTTCTCTGCGGCAGAGGCTGCGAAGGCGCAGGGGCTGTTCGCGCAGGCGGGGTTCGGAGTGCTGGAGATCGTCAACGCGATGCCCGGTGCTCTCGATCTGGCGGCAGCGGGACAGCTCGAACTCGAGGAAGCCGTGTCGATCACATCGGACGTGCTTCGTGGCTACGGCAAGGACGCGAGCCAAGCGACGGGCGTGACGGATCTGCTCGCTGCCGCCTCGACGAAGGCGAACCAGACGGTCGGCGACATCGGCGAAGCAATGAAGTTCGCAGCGAGCGCCGCGTCGGGGCTCGACGTGCCGATCGAGGAAACCACTGCAGCTATCTCGCTGCTCGCTGACCGAGGGCTCAAGGGTTCGATCGGTGGCACCGCGCTCTCGAAGGCGCTGGTCACGATGGCGAAGACGAGCGGGCCGGCAGCGGATGCGTTTGACAAACTCGGCATCAAGGTCCGCGACTCGTCCGGGAAGCTGCTGCCGCTGGCGGACGTGATCGACCAGCTCAACGAAAAGGGCGTCGGCACCGGCGAGATTTTCACGATCTTCGGCGACCGCGCCGGCAAGGCGGTGGCGGCTCTCGCTGGCGCCGGCGGCGACGCGCTGCGCAACTTCACGGCCGAGCTGCAGAACGTAGACGGCGCAGCGAAGGCTCTGGCGGAGAAGCAACTGGAAGGGTTCAGTGGCCAGCTCAAGAAGCTGCAGTCGGCGCTCTCCGCGCTGGCAATCTCGATTGCGGAGTCGGGGCTGCTCGACTTCCTGACGAAGATGGCGGAGCAGCTCACGGATCTCTCTGCGCGCCTGAGCGATACAAACCCCGTGCTGCTGCGGATGGCCACGATCGGCGCGGCGGTGGTCGCTGCGATCGGGCCGGCGCTGCTGATCTTCGGTCAGCTTGCCGCTAGCCTGGGTGCGCTGACCGGGTTGGGCGCGACCATCACCAGCTTCACAGCAGGAACGACCGCGCTCTCCGCTTCGCTCGGAGCGCTCGCGGCTCCGCTTGGTGTGGTGATCGCGGCGGGCGTGGCGCTGATCGACGGTTGGCGCACGGCATCGCAGGAACTCAAGAGCGTCGTGACCAAGAACTTCGGAGCGGCGGCGGCTTCCCTGCGCGACACCTTCGAGCCCGCGGTGCGGATCGTCGGGTCGATCTTCTCCGACTTCCTGTTCCCCGTGCTTCGCACGGTCGGGCAGTTCCTGATCACCGAGTTCTCGTTCGCCTTCCGCACCGTGGCGGCGGTGATCAACACCGTGCTTGGGCCGGTGCTCTCGCGGCTGCAGGAGTTTCTCGGGGTCGTGATCCCTGCGGCTGCGAACATCCTGATCGACGCCTTCCGCACGACGGTGCGGTTCATCAAGGAACGCGCGGCGGATCTGCTCGGAGTGCTGGCCGATCTCTTCGAGCGCGCGAGCGCGCTGCCGGGCGTGGGCGACAAGTTCGGCGAGATCGCGGAGAAGCTGCGCGGATTCAGTGCCGACGTGCGCGAGGGCGCCGTGGCCTACGCTGAGAGCGCCGCGCAACTCAAGACGTTCACGCAGGAGCTGGGCACCGTCTCCGACCAGGTGCCGGAAGCAGGTGCGCAGGTCGACGAGCTGACGGAGAAGATGCGGCGGCTCCGCGAGCAGGCGGAAGCGGCAGGCGGCGCCGTGGGCGGCACCGGCGACGGTGAGGGGCTCGACTTCTCCGACTTCGGCCCTGGAGATCAGGCGCCGGAGATCGACTTGTCGGGGCTGCAGGAGCCGCTCAGTGGCGTGGAGCTGGCGTTCTCGGATCTCAAGGCGCGAGCGTTCGAGGTGGGCCAGGGATTCGAGCAGAGCCTAGCGGGCGCCTTTCAGTCGATCATCGGCCAGGGCGCCAGCGTGGGCTCCGCTCTGACCGGGATCTTCACGCAGGCGGCGTCGCAGATCGCGTCCGCGTTCATCTCGAAGCTCGCGGTCGGCGCGCTCGGCTCGCTGATCCCTGGGCTCGGGCCGATCCTGGGAGTCGCTGGCGGTGGCTTCCTGGGGCGCACGGCCGGCGCGATCGGTCCAGGCGCAGAGGGCGGCGTGGGCGCGGCTCTCGCGACGGCAGGCGCCGGTGCAGGCGCACCGCCCGTGCAGGTGGTGCAGAACTTCCAGAGCCTCGTGCCGGCAACGACGACCGATCTGCTGCGCGCGAACACCGGCGTGCGCGCATCGCAGCGCCGGGGCTCGGGCTTCCTGATCGGGGAGGACTGACGTGCTCAAGATCGTGAGCGATCCCACCGTCGCGCCGATCCGCGAGGTCGATCTATACGACGCGGCGGAGAATCTGGTGGTGGTGCCGGCGGGCCAGCTCGCATCACGCAACCGCGAGTTCGAGCGACCGGACGGCGGGCTGAACGTCGCCTTCCGCCGCAGGCGCGCAGAGTTCGACCTGGCGCTGCGACCGATCACCGACGCGCAGGTCGTGCAACTCGAGCAGCTCGCAGGGATGCAGGCGCAGCCGTTGTATCAGCGGGTGCCGGTGTATCTCTTTCCCGACTTCGACCGCACGACGCGACTCTCGTTCCCTGGTCAGCGCTCGAAGAAGGCGTGGGTGCAGAAGAGCGACGGAACGCTGGTGTGGCGCGCGCCCGATCAGGACGGTCGCGGCTCCGTGCAGTACGTCGACAACGGCTACGGTGAGTTCACGCAGGTCGGCGTGAGCGTGCCCGCCTTCGAGCCTGGCCCGCTCGGCTACCATCACGTCCGCGCGGCAGGGTACGACAACCTGATGGCGGTGCCGTATCCGCTGAGCGGCGGTCTCGGATGGAGCGCCGGCGCCGGATCTCCGACGCTGAGCTTCGACGGCGACGAGCCTTCGCACATCGCCGGCGAAGTCGGAGCGATGCGCGTCGAGAAAGCAGGCGGCGGCGTCTGCCAGTTCTACCCGACCAGCGCACCCGCCGTTACGGGAGCAAGCGGCGAGCGCCACGAAGTCACGGTCTGGATCAAGGGCAACGTCGAGGTCACGCTGATCGTATCGCTCGGCGCTGCGACTCCGACGACGAGCGACTACGTCCGATGCTATCCCGACCGCTGGACGCGCGTCGATTCGCACATCGTCTCCGTCGACACGGCGACCAACGCTTCCGTGCTCGTGAACTTCCGAGATCAGGGACGCGATCACGTCGCCTGGGTCGGCGGCTCGCTCTGGGTGCAGCACGGCGACGACGGGCTGCACGCGCTGGAACCGTGGAACGACGGGGCGATAGCGAGCGAGAACTTCCGCTTCGACGCGATTCGCAACGTCGACCCCGGCGGGTTCAGCTTCGCAGGCTCCGGGTGGATGCCGCGCTATGATTCGCGGCACCGTCTCTTCTGGGCGCAGAACGCGACGAGCGGAGATGTCTACAACCTGGAGTTCGCGCGCACCGTGCTTCGCGCCAACAACGGCGGCGCCGTGCAGCAGGTCACGATCCCGAGCTTCGACTGGGCCGGCAGTTACGAAGGAAAGCCGTTCGTGGCTTCGATCCGGCGCGGGCTCGACCGCGATCACGTCGAGCTGGCGGTGCAGACGGACACCGTGGGGCACTCGAAGGCTGGGATCGTTCGGCTGAGCGCTGCGGATGCGGGCGACCACGGGCTCGTGCACGATGCCCACGACTTCGTGATGGGCAGCTTCGGTGGATGGAATCCATCGACGAACGGAATGTCGTGGTATCGCCTCGACGGCCGGACGTGGAGCGACGGCGAGATGCGGCTGCGCGAACGGTACATCCTCGAACGCGGGTTCCGCCAGGTCGTGCGCGCCTGCCAGGGCAGGAAGTTCGTGCTGCAGAGCGTGCAGGCGACGCCGATCCCTGGCACCAGCTACTACGACGCGACGGTGCGCGCCGTCGAGATCGACGTCGACGACGAGCAGGCGGTGGTGACCTGATGGGCATGACGGCGAACAAGCTGCCCACCGCCCTGCGCGACGCGCTGCTCGGGGGCTACTACGACGAGGGCTCGCTGCGTCTCGACTTCGAGATCGGCACGAGCACCGTCACCGTTCCGCTCACGGGGATCTCTGAGATCAGCGAGAGCGAGGAAGTTCTGTTCGGCTGGCACTCGGGAGAAGAGAGCGACGACTGGCAGGTGCCGGCGCTCGCGCTCACCGTCGAGAACAGCGACGGAAGATACACGCCTGGATTCGTCGCCGGCGTGATCCCGGTGGACATCTCCGACTACATCGTGGTCGAGACGCGGTGGGAGCGGATCACCACGTCGAGCTGGGTGAAGTTCTACGAACAGACCTGGCTCTTGAGCGAGGTCCAGCTTCGAGCGTCGAGCGCGCTGCTCGTTTGCAAGCACCCGCTCGGCGGCGTGCTGCAGACACAGTTCTCCGTCGATCAGAAGCACGACATCGACTGGAACGTCTGGGACCCTGGCTTCCACGACATCATCCTGTAAGGGGCGCCGATGGCACTGGACACCACGAAGTTCGCATCGTCGACGGACGGCGATCTGCTGCCGGCGCCCTACGTCGATTCGATCAGCTATCAGCCGAACGGCAACATGTACATCGTGCTCGACGACACGCTTCCTGCGACGCGCGGGCCGCTAATCATCCTTCCGGCGAGTGAGAAGGAACTGGACGCGCGGCTGGAGCGCATCAACGGCGGCGCCTTCGAGCGCCGCGCGCCAGGTGGCCACGAAGCCGACACTCTGTTCCCACTGCTCGGAGCGCGCTGGACCGCTTCCTCCGGATGGTATGGCGACAGCGCGATCAACGCGCGGTACATGGCCGGTCCCGTCAGCAGAATCGAGATTCAGGACACCGGCGATGGCACCGGAACTTGGACCGTGGAGATCGCGACGCCTTATGCGTGGTGGGACCTGGACCTCGCGGAGTTCATCTTTGCGTGGGTGCGCTTCTACACCACCGCCGGCGCGGGCGCGCTGCCGTATCTCGACCGTGATCAGATGATCGAGTTCAGTGAAGCGATGCAGTCGGATCTGAACGGTGCGCGCTTCTGGGCGTGGCGCCGCGTCGACTGGACGATCGGGAAGGCGGTGCGCGACCTGGCGCGCCAGGGCCGGCACATGCTCGGGTGGGGTGGCTACCAGGCGGGAAGCTCCGTCGTGCAGCAGCTCGGGCTTCGACCGCTCTTCCTCGACGAGCTGGAGCGCTGGGACCTCACGGTCGATCTCGAAGTCGGGCGGGACTCGTTCCTCGTTGCCGAGCCTGATCTGCGCACGGCCGACGAGCTGATCTGCAACCAGCACTGGACGCGGTGGTTCGGCGCCGCTCGTCTCGTCGATCAGCTCAAAGGTGGATACGGCGATCCCGACGTGACGACGGTCACGCTCGAAGAGAGCGCCGAGCTGATCGAGCAGAACAACGAGTGGGAGGACGAGGACACCGATTCGATCGAGAATCGTGGCGTGCGCCGCGCAGAGAACGAGGCGCCCCGCTTCTTCGACCGGCAGCTCGCGAGCACGGTGCACCGCCCGCATCTCTGGATCACACCGCCCCGCGTCGTGCGCTTCCCGATGGGGCCGCTTCACCAGGACTTCGACACGGGCGCGGTCATCAAGGCGAGCAGCACGCCGCTCGGGCTCGCGGGCACGGAGGAACTGCTGGTGGTGCGGAAGACGGTCAACCGCGCCAACTGGACATCGGAGATCGAAGCCGTCGAGTTGCCCGAGACGAAGTTTCCGTCGATGAATCCAGGCGCGGTCAGCGACCCCGATCTCGACAGCGACATCGACTGCGTCTGCTGGTGCGAAGCCGACGTCGGTGTCTCCCTCGTCAGCGGCGACGTCGATTCGTGGCTCGACATCTCGGGCAACTCGAACAGCCCGACCTTCACGGGGCGCGGCGGCGCGTCGCGTCCGTACTACGGAGAAGGGCCCGGCGATCTGAACGGCGAGGACACCGTGAACTTCGCCATCTATGGCGGCGGCACGATCCGGGCTCTCGACTTCACGGGCGTGCTCGGAGCGGCAGAGTTCCCGAGCGCCGGCAACTTCACGCTGATGTTCCTCGCCAACAACTACGCTTTCGATTTGTCGGAGAACTTCCTGCTGAGCTGGGAGCGTGGGAGCATCTACAACCAGAGCGGCGTCGGGCTCGGCGGCAGCAGCGGCGGCCGCTTCCTGCTCGAAGCGGACACCGTAAGTTTCGATCCCGTTAGCCACGGAGAGTTCTACCGTGGCGGCACGATCCTTACCGACGACTGGCGGATCATCGTCGTGCAGAGTCGCAACGCCGGCAACTTCAACACTCGCGTGACGCTGCATACGATCGACAGCGATCTCCGCGTGGAGAAGAAGCTGGACCTCGACGAAGACGAACTGACGTCGATCCAGCGCACCGCGTTCAATCCCGGCGGCGACATCTCTCTCGGGGCCGACTCGGCTGCGACGGGCGGATGCTGGCGCGGATCACTCGCAGCGCTCGCGTTCTTCCGGGGCGAGCTGCAAAGCAAACACATCATGGGCGTCGCTCGTTGGTGGGCGGAGAAGTGGGGGCCGTTCTAGTGCTGGAACAATGGGGCGAGTACGGTGCGCTGGGGCTCGCTGCAGGTCTGTCGTTCGCGCTCGCGCGCGAAGCGCTGCAGATCCTGCGCGAGCAGGTGCGGTCGAAGAAGGGCGAGCAGAGGCAGCAGGCGCCGGGGCACTCGGCTCTGCGCTGCGCCCTGCACGACGAGCGGCTCGAAGCGATCCACCAGACCGTGCAGGGCTGGGACCGGAACGCGACGGACTTTCAGTGCGCGTGGAAGGGGCGCGACGAGGTGCGGGATCTGCTCGAAGCGCTGCGCGCGCTCTCGACGCAGGTGGCGAATCTCTCGACGCAGCTCCAGCGCGAAGCGAACGGGAGGGCTCACGGTGGCTAAGTTCTCGAACACATCGAAGCGGCGGCTCGCGGGCTGTCATCCGATCCTGCGGCGGCTGTGCCACGATGCGATTGCTGTGCGGAACTTCTCCGTCGTCTCGGGCTACCGCAGCAGCGAAGAACAGGACGCGCTCTTCGAGGATGGGCTGACGACGCTGCGCGGTGGCCAGAGCAAGCACAACGCCGTCGACGAGGAAGGCGAGCCGTGCAGCCTGGCCGTCGATCTCGCGCCGTGGTATCCGGGCGAGCGCATCCCGTGGGATGATCGCCAGCGCTTCGTCGCCTTCGGCTCGTGGTTCGTCGGCTTCGCAGCAGCGCAGGGCGTCGAGCTGCGGTGGGGCGGCGACTGGGACGGCGACTGGATCTTCACCGATCAGAAGTTCCACGACCTGCCGCACTTTGAGCTGGTGGAGGTGCCGACGTGAGGAACGAGCTCGTGGTGATCGTGGCCCTCTGCGCTGCGCTGGTGATCGCAGGCTGCGGAACCGTGCAGCCCGCGGTGCCCGCGGTGCCGGCGGCTTCCGTCTGGACGCTCGACGAGCTGGTCGCCTGCGGCGACTCTCTCTTCTGCAGCTACCAGGGGCGCACGGTGAAGGCGGCGCGGCGCACGGATCTCGACACCGGGATCCTGCGCGACGACATGGTGGAGTTCGACTACACCGACGGATCGACGCGCGTGCTGCATCGCAGCGTCTGGGACAAGATCATCGTCGCGCCGCTCGATCGGTAGCGACTCGAGATGCAGAGCGGTCGCGGTGAGGATGGGCCCGAGCACCGCGCCCCACAATCAACCGGGCCCGGAAGGAACGGAACCGATGGCGAACATCACGCCGAAGTCGGAAGGGAACGTCACCGAAGCGCAGGCGGACGCGGTGCGGAACTCGCTGCTCGCGATGATCGAGCCCGCGTTGGACGGCGACGTCTCGATGCAGGACGCGATCCAGGCGGGCACCAGTGCCCTCACGCAGCTCGTGCCCGCGATCCGCGCACTGCCCGATGGCGAGACGGTGAAGACCGTGGGCGTCTCGCTGGGCTCGATCGGCTCGGAGATCCTCACGGATCTGCAGGTCATCTATCCCGACGAGGAAGTCGCGCAGTAGCGCGAGGAAGGACGCGACCATGAAGTTCGGAAAGCTGGTCAAGGGGCTCGGGGCGGCGGCGGCGACGGTCGGCGCCACCGCGATCAACCCCGCGCTGGGCGCGGTGGTCGGCAGCTTCGTCGGCGGCAGCGTCGGCAAGGAAGCCGGGAAGCGCGTGCAGCAGAAGACCGGCCGACCGGCAGCGCGAGTCGCCGCGCCGGTGGGAGCGGTGGCGGTGCCGACCGCCTTCGCTGCTGCTGGCGTGGATCTGACGGGGATCTGTGGCGTGGGGCAGCAGGTGCTCGACCTGATCTGCGCCAGCCCCGAGGCAGGCGGAGTCGCTGTCGGGCTCGGCGCGGTGCTCGCGCACACTCTCGGCAAGGGCGCGGTGACGACCGTGCGGAAACCCTCGCAGCAGAAGGGGCAGTGATGGCTCTCGACATTCCTGCGGAACTGCAGGCGGCGGTGGCGGCGCAGGGGCGCAAGCTCTTCGACCGCGATCTGCGCGACCTGCGTCGGAAGATGATCGAAGCGCTGGACCGCTTCGGCGCGGACACCGGGCAGCGGAAGCAGGACGTCGTCGCCTCGCTGCTCGCGGGCGACGACGCGGATGCGACGGCGGCGGCGGTGCCCTGGGCCGTCGAGAAACGCGAGCGGCAGATCCTCGCGATCGTGGAGCAGACGCTGTCGGTGCGGGGCGATAGCGACCCGCCGCAACCGACGCAGAGCTGACGGCCCACGTCGCCGACGTAGCAGGGGCGCCCTCGCGAGGGGGCGCCCTTCTCCATGCCACGGGGCCCGCGAGACTGCGCGCGCTCCTGCGGGCGCTCAGGGCGCCAGGCGGCACGTCATCCTGGAGCTGGTCCACCGGAGCAGCACGGCGACTCGAGTCGGTCCGGTGAGATCAGCTGACGTCACGGGCACCGCTGCAGCGCTTCGGCGAACCTTGCGCGCCTGCGGCGGCGTGCTACGATTCCGCGCGGAACGGCGAGCTGCAGCCTGCTCTCTGTTCTGCGTCGGTTGGCGGGGTCCTATCTCCTGGGGCCCCGCCTTCTTCGTTGCCACGGCAGGGCGGCGCGTCTACGCTACCGCGCGCCAGGAGAGCCGTGGCCCCTGCGAGGGGGCGGCGGCGGCAACCAAAACCGCCAACCCCGAGAGGGGGACCGATGCAAGAGAACCGCGCGCCGGCGCCTGCCGGCGGCACGTTTCACGTGGAACATCCCGAGCCCGTGCAGCCTTCGCTCTTCTCTGCGGAGCTGCTCGACACCGAGGGGATCCGCGACCTGCCGACCATCCGCGAGCGCTTCGCGGAGTTCGACCGCCGCAACCCGCACGTCTTCCGCGAGATCCGGCGCCGCTGCAACGAACTGCTCGCGCTGGGCGTGAAGCACTTCGGGCTGCGGCTCGTCTGGGAGCGGATGCGCTGGGACCACACGGTGCAGACGCAGGGCGAGCCGTGGAAGCTGAACGACCACTACGTCGCGTACTACGCTCGGAAGCTGATCGAGAGCGACCGCCGCTTCGCTTCCGTGCTGGAGCTGCGCGCACTACGGAACGGGGTGGACCGATGATCCGACCGGATGATCTCGTGCCGCTCGCGGTCTGTGAGTGCGGCAGCGGCTGCGACGTGCTGGCGCTGGATACCACGACCGGGCTCTGGCACCACACGGAGAGCCTGCGGAACCACGGGGAGCCCGAGCGCTGGGTTCCCACCACGATCTGCACGCGCCTGCGCCTGCGATACTGCGGGCTCGGGCTCGAAGCGGAAGAAAGGACCGAGTGATGCACGAGCAGATGACGCTCGCCAACTGCGGCGGGGGCGCGCTGGCCGATCTCTTCGCCGAAGCGCTGCCGCAGATCCTCGCGGACATCCGCGACCCGAAGAAGATCACGGAGCAGGGGCGGAAGCTCACGCTCACGATCGAGTTCCGCGTGAAGGACGAGGATCCCACCGCGCCGATCGAGGTGCTCGTGGGCTCGAAGGTCCAGCTCGCGAAGCGGAAGCAGCGGCAGAGCTTCGCGGCGATCACGCACGACGGGAAGATGGTCCAGCATCTCGTCGCGCAGGGCGGGCTCTTCGCCTCGACCGAGGACGAAAAACCGGAAGAGCAGGACCAGGAAGCGACCGAGCAGGAGCCCGAGGGCCGGAAGCTCGGAGTGATCAACGGAGGAACCACGGAAGGGGACCACGATGCTGAGTGAAGCACTGCAGTGGCTGCGCGATCTCGCGGACGACGCGAGCGCGCCGGTCATGGAGAAGATCGACGGCGGGATCTACGTCGCGAAGCGCGACGGTTCGCTGGAGCGGATCGCGGACGAGCAAGCGCCGAATCGGACGCACGCCTTCGGCGATCTCGCCGGGCTCGCGCGCTACATCACGCGGACGAGCGTGAGCGAGAGCGCGCTGGTGCTCGTCGGCCCGAGCGGTGTGCAGGCGCTGCTCGACGAAGAGAGCGCGGTGCGCCGCGATCTGATCACGATGCCGCTCTACATCGGCGACCTGCCGCCGGGAAGGCCGATGGACTACGCCGAGCTGCTGGAGTTCCTCGATCGCCACGAAGGCGCGATTCACAACGAGCAGGAGCTGCGTGCTGCGCTCGCGGTGGTCAAGGTCAACGAGAGCGAGGGCGTCACGCTGACCGATCGAGGCGCGCACGTCGAGCTGCAGACGCAGGCGAAGCGCGGGATCGAAGGCGCGACGGCGGCGATCCCGAAGTGGGTCGACATCAACGTTCGGTTTGGAGATCCGGACCACAAGGACGCGCTCCGCTTCCGCCTCACGGTGACCGCCGGGCGTGGCGCGCCCTCGTTCATGCTGCAGCACTTCGAGCAGGACGGCGCGCTCGATCGCTGGATCATCGCGGCGACGAGCTTCCTGCAGGAGAAGCTCGGGCCCGAGTGGCTCGTCGCTCGCGCCGCGCAGTAGGCACCGGGAGATGGGGACAAAGCTGGGGATTCACGGGGATAACTTGGCAGCTCCTGGGGAGCGCGCCGAATCTGTCCCCAGGTTTCCCCGGCGCTCCCCAATCTTTCCCCACGACGAATCGCCAGCACTAAGCGCTGGTGCAACGACTTACGACGACCGTCCCCGCTGTCCCCGCCCCTTCTACTACTACTGTTCTTAAACCTTCTAGACTCAGAAGAAGAAGAGCGCGGGCGATCTGGGGAAAACCGAAAGGACCGACGCAATGCAAGACGGAACGCTGCAATGGATCCCGTGGCTGATCTTCGCCGGGGTCGGCTGGTGCCTCGCTGCGCTCTTCGCGCTCAAGTGGGCGTGGGAGCGCACCGCTGCCGGATGGGAGCGGGCGCAACGGAAGACCGTGCAGGAGCTGCTCGCGGTCGAGCTGGACGCCAGGCGGCAGGAGCGCCGGCGCGAGATCGCGGAGAGGCTCGACGTGCCCGAGGCGATGGAGAGCCGCGAGGTCGAGACGCTGCAGGAGAACGTGCGCGCGATGGGGAACGCGATGCCGAGCGCCCTGCAGGCGGAGCGCGCGATCACCGACCTGCAGCGGGCGCGGCGCGAGCGCCTGGCCGACGCTGCATCGGTGAACCAAGACCAGGAAGGCGGTGCGCGATGATCCCGAAGAACCCGAGGAAGGGCGAGCCGACCGTGGATCCGATCGCCAACCTGCACCCGATCTCGAAGGCGGAAGCGGAGAAGATCGCGCAGAGACACGGCGCTTCGCTGCAGATCCGCGAGGTGATCGACTGGCTGTTCGAACGAGTCTACAACGCGCACATTGGCGAGCCCTGGGCTCACCACTCCTGCGAGTCGCTCGCGGTGGAGCTGGCGGCCCACGATCATCCGCAGCTCTGCCGCGAGGATCCGACCGTGCTCGTGCTGCAGGATCGCAACGACGTCATGCGAAGCGCTGACGCCCGCCCGTTCGTCCCACGCGGCGCCGACCGCAGGGCGCAGTCGCTGCGGGATGTTCTCGCGATGGCTGGCGAGTGTGCGATCTACCAGCCGCGCCAGAGGAAGCGAATGGTGGCAGCGCTGCGTGCGACACGCGACGAAGCCACAGCGCAGCTCCGCCGCATCCGAGCCGAAGAAACGAAGGAGCGGAAGAAGAGCGCGAAGAGCGCGGTGCAGTCGAGGAGAAAGCGGTGAGCAAGAGCCAACGAACGAAGGGGAAGGAAGGCGAGCAGGAGCTGGCGCGCGAGCTGCGCGGTCGCTTCGAGGCTCTCGGCTACGAAGTCGTGCGTGGTGGCTCGCTGCAGCAGTCGCAGCGCAACGAGAGCCACGCCTGCCCCGACCTGATCCTGCGCGAGCACGGCACGCAGGGCGGCGGTCTCTTCTGGATCGAGTGCAAGCGCGGGCGGAAGGTACGGATCCGCGACGCAATCAAGCAAGCGATGGACGAGAGCGCGGGCACGGGGCTCTTCCCGATGGTGATGTGGCGGGATGATCGCGAGCCCTGGCACGTCTCGATGCGCCTGGACGACTTCCTCGACCTGCTCGTGGAGTATCTGGAGCGGAAGCGATGACGAAGAAGGCGACCAACGCGCAGATCGTGAAGCTGCTGGAGATCATCGCGACCGAGCTGCAGGAGCAGGGCGAGCGGCTGCGGCGGATCGAAGCACTGCAGAGACCGGCGGGCCCGCATCCGAGCGACCGCGAGCTGCTCGCGAAGCTGGACCGCGAGGCGGCGCGCCCTGCGCCCCTGCGTGAGATCGGGGGCCAGTAGGCGCGAGCCTGCCGGGGCCACCGTAGGGGCGCGGGTGCCGGAGTCGCCCGCGCCCCGCCGTCGTCGCGAGACTTGACGTCGAGGCTGCGACCTGCTGCTGTCGAGCAGCGAAGGGAGACCGGAGTGGATGAACCGCTGAAATACGATCCGGGACCGCACGGCTGCAAGCACTGCGGGAAGAAGGAACTGCAGCACCGTCTCGAAGGCGGTGAGTGGCTCTGCATCCTGCCCGACTATCTGCAGCCCTCGCACCCGCACGAGCGCACGACGTGCTGCCGAAGCTGCCACCGAACGATCGTCTACCGCACCGCCCCGTGGGGGCGACCGCATCCCGTGAACCTGCAGGGCGGGTCGCACTTCGGCACTTGCCCTGCCGCTGAGAAGTACCGTGGCGCGCGGCAGAAGAAGCAGCGCGCCCTCGACCTGGGGGACTGAGATGTCGCGAGGACGAACGTGGGATCGCTGGAGCTGGGTGCTCGCTGCTCTTCTGCTCGCGCTGCTGGTGGCGGCGGTGATCTTCCTGCCGCAGCTCGCGCGCGCTGAGCTGCTCGGGCTCGACTGGTCGAACAAGATCGCCCGCGAGATCGGCGCGCCGGATGGATACAGCGAGGCGGAGTGGAACGAGCTCGTCACTCGAGCCGACGTGGACGTCTGGTGTTTGAGCGGACGCGCGCTCTTCACCGAGCAGGGCCACGCCAACGCGCAGGTGCTCAAGAAAGCCACCGGAGCACGGATCGTGGCATACGTCCATCTGCTGCACTCCTGGCATCCGACGAAGTGCGAGGAAGCCCGCGGTGCGTGGCCAGTCACCGACCTGATCTGCGAGACCGTGCCGAGCATCCTACGCAACGTCGACGGAGAGCTGAGCGTGCGGTGGTACGTCGCGTGGAGCGACCGCTTCGAGGATCAGATTTTCCACAGCGACCCGGCGCAGGATCCGTCGCCCTACGTCGACGGTCTGCTCGCGCTCGCGAAGCGGTGGCCGGTCGACGGGCTCTTCGTCGACTATCTCGCGACCGCGCCCTGGACGTATCCCGACGACCCGCCGCTCGACCTGCGCGACGGTGGGCTGCTCTGGAAGAGCTACCAAGTGCGGTTCCTGTGGGAGCTGCGGAAGAAAGCGCCCGACCTCTGGATCCTCGCGAACGGATCGTGGGCGATGACGGAACCTGGCTTTGCGCCTGCGCGCGCGGACCTGATCGACGCGGTGTTCTGGGAGCGCTGCGGTTCGATCTGGTGGGAACCGCCCCGCGTGCTGCAGATGCTCAACGAGCGCGTCGGCGACGGCGCGCTGCACTTCCTCGACGCGGAAGTGCGAGGCGGGCGCGCTGGCGCCTGGGATCTCGAACAGATGGCCCGCACCGCTGCGATCCTGCGCGGGACCGGGACCGTCGATCGAATCAAGGAGTGAGGCTGTGGCAATTGCACGAGGAAAGAACGGCGTGATCCATCTCGAAGAGAAGGGCGCGATCGCATCGGTCGCGCGGAGCTTCCGCCACGGCTTTCGCGGTGGCCGGCGGGCGGTTCGCCGGCGCGCTCGCGGAGCTGTCCCGCACTCGGTTGCGGTGCAGGTCTCGTGGCCGAAGGAAGCCGACGAGCTGCGCGAGCGCTTCGGCGACTTCGCGCAGAAAATGCTCGTGCGCTACGGCAACGCGGACGATGCGATTGCGGAGATCATGCGCACGCATCGCGGCGTGGTCGAGGTGCGTCACCAGTACGAACCGGGCGACGTAGGGTCGATGGACCTGCAGGCGCGGCTCCGGAAGGCGCACGCGCGGGATGCGACGGTGGCTGCGATGACCGCGATCGAATCGTTCAGCGTGACGCTCGACCGGAGGTGATCGCGGTGCCGAAGCTCTCGCGGAAGATGGCGCAGAAGATCGAGCTGTGGCCGATCGGGAAGCTGGAGCCCTACGCCAACAACGCGAACCAGCACCCGCAGGAGCAGATCGACAAGATCGCGGAGAGCATCACTGCGTTCGGCTTCAACAACCCGGTGCTGGTGCAGAGCGACGGGACGATCATCGCGGGGCACGGCAGGCTCGAAGCTCTGCAGCAGCTCGGGTGGAAGGAAGTGCCGGTGGTGGTGCTCGACCATCTCCAGGCGCACGAGGCTCGGGCCTATCTGATCGCGGACAACGAGCTGGCCAGGCTCGCGAGCTGGGACCAGGAGCTGCTCGGCGACGAGCTGCGCGAGCTGGACGCGGAGGGCGTGGACCTGGGGCTGCTCGGTTTCACCGACGAAGCTCTCGCGGATCTGCTCGGGCTGACGGACGAGGGTGAGCTGCCCGATCTCGACGGAGCGAAGTCGCCGTTCGAGCAGATGACGTTCGTGCTGCACGAGACGCAGGCGGCAGACGTGCGGCAGGCGCTCGACATCGCCAAGGGGTTCGAGGATCTCGAAGGCTCGCCCAACGAGAACTCGAACGGGAACGCGCTGCACGCGATCGTGCGGCTCTATCTGCAGGAGCGTGGCCCCGATGCCAGAAGTTGATCCGCGCCCCTGGGTGGATGCGCTGCTGCGGCTCGGTGCCGAGTGGTGGTGGATCCCTGCGCTCGCTGGCGGGATCGCTGCGGTGCGCTGGGCTCTCGTTCCGCTCGTGCGCGCGGTGCGCGCGATGGCGGGTGCGGATCCCGAGCGCTTCCAGCGGATGGATCACCGCGACGCAGTGGCGTGGCTGCGACGCACAGCGCAGGAGCTGCAGTGATGGGGCGCG